TCGTCAATGCATCCTCGTGCTAAATCAAATACTCTTTTGCTTACATCATCCATCAAGTTTATTTCCGTATGAAAAAAGTAATGGTTTCTTAATTAGAAATGCTTTTTTACTTGCGCTGTCGCCAGTTCCGACAAACTCACGATATTGTAACTTATTTATTAAAATACACTCAACAATTTTCATTGGTTTAATTGAGATCATTTCGTGATCGTCATAAAACACCCAAAAATCAGCTTGTGTAGTTAATAACGCAGACGGCTTATTAAACATTTCAATCTCTACCACAATATTCCCAGTGTCGTTACTCATCGGATCATATTTTACTTCAACGCTTTTCTTTAATTCTGGGATCCAAATATCATAGCCTTTGTAAGCGTGAACTAAACTAGCACTAGGATATTTCTTACGAAGTTGTGTCAGAACTAATTCTTCTACTTTTAAACCTCTTTGTAAATCTTCTTTAAAAGTTAAAGCATCCATGAAATCATTCCTGAAATATAAAACAGAACAGCGACTAGTTCAACAATCAATAACGGATTGTCCCGTTGCTTCCATCCCGCCCAAGCCCACATCGCACTACCGACAGCACTGAGAATAATGTTTAGCGGATAAATGTTAAAGCTAGTTAGTGCAATACCGGCTAAGCAAAGGCAGGTAGCAAGCCATTTAAAAACTAGCATATTGTGTATCAATTAATTCAACTTGTTCATCGACGAGTTCGTATTCTTCATCTTTAATAGAATCAAGATTATCGTAACAATGTTCTTCAGATTGTCCGTAAGCAGTAACTCGATATGTTTTTGTTACTTGAAATGTTGCCATTATTTCTTTACTCATCATTCCTCCATTTGTCAATAGTTAAGTCTAATGCAGTGCCATCAAGCCATTCCCATGTTGCCATCTTGTTATCGCATATTACCACAATCGGCGCATAAGCCCCCGGAGGAACATCCCATGCAGAATTGCGTAACCAAAGATAGCGTTCAGCGTGATTGAAGATTTCTTTATTATCCTGAATCCGGCTAAAGACATCTTTATTAAGTTCACGCAATCGCTCAATCTCATTGCACAGATCAGTGATGATTTTACGAGTAACATGGTAATCGTCAGTCTTAGCATACTTCAATGCTTTCTCTAGTAAATCATCTTTCATTATCAGCCTTTTTTACTGGTTTAATTTTCTTGTGTGTAATTTTACATGGACGCTGATCGCTTTCTAACAACATTCCAATTTGAATCATTTCATTAACTCTGCCACAAATGGAACTTAACTCAATACCAGTTAATTCAGAAAGTTCTCTTCGTGAATAGTCCTTTCCAGATTCCATAGTATTAAATATTAACATAGCTTGAAGACCAACTTTACCACTATCTTTATGTTCTTCATAAGCCATAATTGAAGTATACGCTACGCTCATATCGTCTCCTGTATTTCTAACATTCTGCCTGTTGATGGATTGTATAGCAAGTCACCAGCACCGCCAGTGTAACCGCTAAAGCGATTCTTTAAAACCCTAACATGAGTGGTGTTTCTCTCCACCATGTCAGTAGCCTGTCCATTACGCTCAAGTCCGATCACGATGTCAGATAACTGTGCAATCGATCCAGAGCCACGCAGTTGCGCCAAAGAAGTAACAGCGCCTTCCTCGTGACCTTTGCTTTCAGGACGCTTTAAGTGCGACACACATAGTAGACTAATCCCTGTTTCTTGCACCAACATCCGCAAGCGTGTCATAATCGCATCCAAAGCCTTTCGTTCATCCCCAACATCACCCCCGCTAACAATGATACTAATGTGATCCAAGACCACATAGCCACAGTTAAGTCCTTTTGCCATGTAACGGACACGATTAACAATGTTATCAAGATTACTACTTCCAAAATGATCAAACAGATAAAGGCGGTCAGTGCCAAGTGTTCGATTAAATCCATCTTTGAGTTCCTCCTCAGTTACATCCACATCAGGTAAGTGAATGGGTTTGTTCAATGCCAAAGACATCAGCGATCTAGCAGTTTTCCTAACGCCTTCTTCCAAGAACATCATCCCGATATTGTCCTCGGTCTTGCTCAGAATATGCCACACAATCTCACGCAAGAACTGTGATTTGCCTAATCCTGATCCCGCCGTAATCATCACTAACTCGCCTTTACGAATGCCATAGGTTAGTTTGTTTATACCAGAATAGGGATAATCGACTTCTGCTTTGTCAATCGGTTTAGATACCACATCCCACAGTGTAGAGCCTTGGATGATCCCGTCAGGCACATACTGCTCTGATCTCCACCAATCATCAACAAACTCCTTATCTGCCTTGATCTTGAGATAGTCCGATGCGTCTTTGAGTCCTGTTCGCATCTTCATCATCTTGACTTTGCCACCGAATAACTCAGCAACAGATTGCATTGCTTTCTGTCCGGCTTCATCACCATCAAAGCATAAGACAATGTTCTCGAATGAATCGATGTATTCGTATTGCGCCTTACAATCCCTTAAAGCAGCCGATGCACCATTGCGAATCGATACCACCGGATACTTAGCGCCCATCATCTGAAACGCTGATAGTGCGTCTAATTCACCCTCGCAGATCGTTAAGAATCTACCGCCTTTAGGGAAACAGTTTTGACCAAATAAGAGCGTAGAGCCAAACTCACCAGCAATCGAGAATGATTTAGAACTAATGAGCCTAATCTTAATAGCAGATAGCACACCATCATTATCAAAGTAAGGGTAATAGTGCTTGTTAACATCTTGCTTAACCCCGTATTTTAAGCAAACAGCCGAAGAAATACCACGATCACTGATAGCACCAGAAGTAGCATTGTCATAGAATTGTAAGTCCTTATTCATAGGTTTAATTTCTCTTGTTGATATTTCACCGGCTTGATCGACATAGGTCAAACAGACATGGCAATAGGTGTGTCCATCGTCATACAGACTGTTGCCATCGCTTGATCCACACCGATCACAGCCAATGTGTTTAATAAACTTACTTTGCTTTTCAGCCAGCATTCTTTTTATTACCTTTCTTAGTTTCTGTTTCTTGTGCATCAATGTGAGCCATCATCGCTTGACCTGAAATTAGGTTAATCTGATCTTGATAGCGTTTTACTGTGTCATGGATAAACCACATAGTTCCGCTAGTGAGATCATCAGGATCAGCCGATGCCAATGTTTCTAATACAGCCGTAAACGATTGCATCTGAAATTCTAGCGTATCTAACGCATTGCTTAAATCATAATACTGTGTCATAAATCCTCCTATTTAACATCGATAACACCCTGCATCTTAATCCGATGAGGGAATTCCTTTTCAATCCAAAAACAACGATAAATCCCATCCTTAACGCTTAACCAAGCCTCATAGCGCTGATACTTGCCTGTTGCGTCATAACAATCCTCATGCGCCCATTCCATGCGACCGGCAACATAGCCGACCAAGATACCAAAACAGAATACAGCGACATACACAAGGTTTTTCATGAATTACGCTTAATCATCCAATCTAAAGCATCATGCAGAATACTAAATCTAGGTGACTGCTCTGTTTTATTCTTCCATTGATACACCATCTTATCAGCGACATCCCAATTATTCTTATCATGATCCCAGATTGCGGATCGCTCATGGTCTGTAATCAATTCCATACCCATCTTATTCATCTTTATCCTCCAATACTGCCCGTTGAACTAAGCGATTGACCTTATCAGCAATAGCGACATCTAAATCAGCCATCACTGCATCATAGCCATAATCACCGATTAGATCGACAAAGTCCATCATGATGAAATGATAGCGTGCCTCTTCGTTATGATGCATAAAATCCTCCTTGTAGTTTCGACAATATCACACATTAGTAATAAATACAACGACATAAATACAACAGAAAACTATTGACAAAATCATCATAATATGATACCCTCTCTATATAGTATTACGTTAACGTAGCTTTTAACTATGTATATATCATAAGCATATACTAAGTTGTATAACATCATAGGTCTTTATAATCATCATAGTCTGTATAGTCCCCGTATTCATCAAATATCTGATCCATAGTAGGCATATCAGCTTCATGTAGTAAATCCTTACGATCTATTGTCGGTATCAATACATCAAGCCCTGTGTAGCAATCTTGGCACATATCCAAATACTTGCCATCTAGTGTCTTTCGTGTCGATTCGTAATCGTTTAACATCTTGTCACATATTGTGCAGTGCATTAAAACCTCCTCTATTCGATTAAAACATAGTAGCATAGGGCTACCCCTTAACTATATCTCAAAAGCGTCTCTAAAGCCCGTTAAACGAGTCCTAGAGGCATCCGCAGGATGGATTGTATTAACTACTTACCAATACCATCACAAATATTCCCAAGCATAACATAAAGCCACGCCAATAAGATGATAGACAACATAGGCTAAAACTAGGTAAAAACAAGCCCACCAATATAGTGTTTTCATAATGGCTCACAATTCACAATCTTACCCTCGGCGCATATGTAACATACAGTAGTGCCTTTAGGTGTGTTGATTATAACAGTTTTACAGGCATAGGCGCTAGACATTAGCGACATAAAGCCTAATAGAATCAATAGTTTAGCTTTCATAACTCATATTCCTTTCGTTTTCTTCTTTAATCATTTCGTAAAAGTCTGAATACCATTCCTCGAATTCGTGAGCGTCATATTGCTCAGCAAAATCGGGATCTTCTAAGCGCATTTGGTGGAACTCCATGTAATAGTCAAATTTATCCATTGTTGTAAGCCTCCCGTGCATTGTGAATATTAAGCCATAAATTAAACAATTCTCCATCGGATAAACGCCAAAGGTGTTTCTGATATTGTGGATCAGTCTTACCCTCAAGATAACCTAGGTCTTTCCAAATCTCATATTGCAATTCTGATCTAGTCATGCTATCGACTCCTGTTTTAATCGTTGTTTATATCCTTTGATTAATTGCTTAGCGTTTTTAATATCATCGGTCAATGGTTCTAACCAATCACCATCGTCGATATACCCGTTAGCGCTTTGAACTAATCTCTCCAATACATCAATAGTATATGCAATTTCTAATTCATCTAATTTCATTCTTCAATCTCCTCATCATAATCCCTTAATTGATCACACATATCCTGTATGCCTGATAAACAAGTAGGACACAAAGCAAAATACAGAATGCCTATATAGCCATCAATTCCGCCCTCACCATCTAAGGTGAAATCACATGAACAGATGTTGCACTTGCTTAAACTATCGTTTTCCATTTCCTCACCTTTCTTGCTAGGACAATATAATTACTCCAATCAGTTTCACACCCCTTGCGCTTATATGCCACGATTGTTTGAGAATCATCGTCAAATGTAAAGTTAATTTCCCAATGCTTACAAGCAAAATACCAATCCTTTTCTTCCTGTATTTCTTCGCTATGATGATCCCATAGAATATTAGCGATTCGCTTTAAATGGTTAATCTTAGCCATAATAAACCCCTTTCATAGATAGAAAACAATAACATAAACAGCAGTCAAACAAGTGTAAAGACACACGCCGGTTAATAGCAATGATTTAAGCATGATTAAGCCTCCAATTATCTACAATTCCACAATTCGGACAAAGCGCTATCAAGGTCAATGCCATCATCAAATGAAGCCTTAGCATAATTACCCCACCAATAGCCTTCGACAACCTGACGCTTAGTATCTACCCAAATGTTAGGACCTCCAAAGGCTACTAAAACTCTAGCGCCTAAATACTCGCCCTTACCATTAACGATATACTCAATGTCTAAAGCATCTTGTAAGTAATCAAAAGCGGTTTGCACTTCGCCATATTCGTTTTCCTCCATGAAGCCATCAAAGCCCTCTGTTAAGGTCTTGGCAATGCTATTGACATGGTCTTGTAGTCTATCTTGATCTTGTTGCGACATTTTTAATACCTCCAAAGTTAGGATACAGCGGTTTAAGTTTACTACTATTTGCCTTGCCACTTCTTAATAAACTTGCTTAATGTTGCATATTCTGTTTTGGTCATACTGAAATCAATGTACTCGTTTTCCCCTTCATCTTCAAGGTCTAATTCATGTTGCGCCCTATAAACTAAATGGTCAATAGTGCCGTCAAGATCATCAGCATTTACTCTAGGCAGCCGATCAAATTCCGCCTTGGCTTTTTCGTATGTCATAATTAACCCCTTTCAAGTGTTTAAGTGTTTACAGTCTATCCCTATCGCTAATGATCCGCAATAGGGATAAACCCTTAGTTGTTAATACAATGCCAATGCAACCTTTTTAGCGCAAGTCAAACCGAATGGAAAATAGCCTTGGCTTTCTTTGCTTGGCACTACATTGTCAATATAGTATTGATTAGTAATCAAACTACATTCTAACCAAACCGAGCTAGCCTGTTTTAGAGGCTTACCGCAACAAGTGCAAACATCATCAGGACTTATTTCCATTTTAGATTGTTGCGCTTTTACTTGCTTTAGTGTTGCTTTCATGTTTATTACCTTTCTTATCTACTGTTTGACTAAGACACCCTTTCGAGTGTTTCGGCTATTCAAGCCTCTTCAGTTAGCCTTATTCTTCGTAAGTAAAACCTGTTAATTCACACATTAGCGGATTGTGTGTAAAGTCTGCAACAGTTTCATCAGGTTCTAAGCCATCAATAATCATAGCCCAGCCTACCTTTTCACCATCAGCATTGCGCAACCGAATCTCAGCAACTTCAACAGACTCAACAGCCTCTTTAATCTCTTTATAGCCTGTTGAACGCTTTACCGCCCATTCTTCACCATCAAATACGGAGATGGTTAAACCCTTGGCTAATGCATTCTTAATTAATTCTAGGTATGCTTTTTTCATGGTGTTGCCTTTCTTTATCTACTGTTTATCAATTACTACAATTACAGTATATGACCAATGATCAGGTAATTCTATTAGGGTTTTCCCTGATTCTTACAATGTGGAATATAACAATTAGTTATGATTCTCTCAGTCTTTATACTTAGGGTTTACCCTCGAAAATCGAGATCTTTTCTCGGCAATAGTAACCCATCAACTCAGGCGAAAACGCCTCTAAAGCCCTCTAATGCAGTCCTAGAGGCATCTAAGGGTTTTCCCGTAGGTGTTGATAGTGTCGTGCTATCAAGTGCCAATGATGATAGGTTTAGGCTATGATGCTAGACTGTTGCGTAAATACAACACAATGCCTAGTGTCAATCTAGGTTTACTATGTTGCACTATAAAGGTGCATCATCGCCCCATATACAGGCTCTATCGACAATACAGACTTAATAGTCTATGCCTATGACCAAGACTGTTGTATAAAAACAACACTGATGATCTATACAGTGTTGCGTAGAAACAACTGTTGTATAAAAACAACATGGGGGGAGGGTTTGGCTGTGATGAGATAATGATGTAGGCGCTACTGCATACAAAATAGTAAAAAAGGACTATATTGCACTGCAATGTAAGTCTTTGAAATTAAAAGAAGAAATAAATAGGGACAGAGTAGACAATAAAGGGACACAGTCGTAGACAGAATCGGCGCACCGTAGGGACTATGTCGCAGGGTTGCGGAGACCTATCAAGCCTATGGAGTCCCGCACCGGAGGG